AAGGTGTTCTTCTGCTGCATGTTGAACAGATAAGCGTCAGACTTCTGGATTGCCTTGATCTGGTCGTCCCATCCGCTCAGCTTCCCATCTTCACCAAGTTTTACCTTTGAAACATCCAAAAGGGCTTTCACTGCCTTGCTGTTCTTTGCCCCGGCAACTGTGAGCGCATTTTCGATGGCATTATCCAGGCGGAGCTGCGCCAGCTCTGCCTTGTGCGCCTTCTCCTGCTCCGCGTTCTGCTGCTTCATGGTTTCGATCTGCTTTTTTAGTTCCTCATTGTCCCCCGCCGAGGCTTTCAGGGTTTCAAGCTGCTTATCACGGTCAGAAACCGACGTTTTCAGGGTCTTGTTTTCCTCGACCACCTCGTCATGTTTTGACTTCTCCACATAGCCCTTTAACTCCTCCAGGGAAGCCTTTTCCGCTTTGGCTGCCAGCTCCTCGGTAATACCGAGGGCGATGAATTCTACTTTCTTCATTTTTCCATCCATTCCTTTCTTGAACTTTTGATTCTGCTGCCGGGGATCAGAGCAGAATCCGGCGGTTTTCAAATTTCTTGTACGCGTCCAGATACAGTTCTGCCTTGTCGCCATTTAATGTCAACTCATAATACATCTCGTCCGGTAATGTGGTACTTACAAGGGCTTTCCAGTTCTGAAGCGCCTTACAATACCATACAACAAACACGTCATCCGCAGTAATCCGCCGCTTGTCGGTTGCATCCTGATGCTCATTGACATAATCACGGACAGTACCCTTTACCAAATCAAAAAATTTCTTCTCTGTCACGCTGCTCACCTCCTTCCTAAAAATTGGTATGAAAAAAGCACCTTCGAACATTTATTTTCAAAAGTGCTTCACTTTCCCTAACCAGTATTTAACACATTTCCAGCAGCTTCTTGATAAAATCGGCAGCCCACTTAATATATCTCGTCTATCGATAGATAACCCAGATCATATACATCTTTTTTTTCAGAAATGCATCTGTTTATAATCTCAATGATTTCATCTTCTGACCGTGATAGTGCCAAAGGTATCGTAGGGAACCCACCTTCAAACATCTCATTATACTGTTTTAATACTTTTGAACATTTTTCGCCGAACATACTCATCTTACCTTTCCAATTATTTTTAATAATGCTGCATAGGTATTCGGGAGATATTTTTTTACAGCTTCTAGCTCTTCCCCTCGGCACGTTTCTGCACTCATAATATTCGCCCATGCTTCTGATGCCGTTTCATAAATCCGGCAAGTATTCTTCCGTTTGGAACTATTACTCGCATCAATGCCTAATTCTTCTAATGCCTCACCAAATTCCTTTTCTTTCCCGAAACTCTTAATGAATTTATTAAATTTTCGGTTATAATAATCATCACCGTGACCCCATTTCAAATTTACATTCTTTTTCCCAAAAAAGCCTTCCAATGCATCCTGTATCCCACTAGTTGCATTTGAGGAAAGAATATCATTTCTTGCACTTTGAAAAGTTTTCCTCAATTCTTCCTTATCTTTCCGCAATGCCTCAAGGAATTCATCACTGGAACTTGGAACACGCTTGAACACCTGAACTGCCCCTGAACCAATTTTAACTTTACCATTCAGGGTGTCAATTTCATTGAAGTGCACTTCGTCAAACTTAACTTTATCATCAAAGAAATGTCCATATTCATGCGCAAGTGTTCCATATTTATTCATATCGTCATACTTTGGATATGTAAAGTTCAAGGTACCCGATGCAGGCTGATATACCCCGCCTTTAGTTGTCAAATTAACTTTCTCAATCTTATCCGCATATTTGCTATACAGTTTGACCACATCTTCATTACTGTGACTGCTGATAATGTTCAAATATTCCTGGTATTCTATTTCAGTCATGCCGGATTGCTTCAGTTTGTTCAATTCTTTAACTTCCGGCTTTTTCTTCATTATATCATCAGAGGTAATTTCCTGCAAGCCTGACTTGTTACCGCCATCAACAAACACTTTCTTCCATTTCTCATATGTCACATCCCCAAGGACATAGTATGTCTTCCCATCCTTACCCCTAGCCGCTCGTTGCCCTATTTTCCTGAAATCCTCTCCATAATATGGCACTGTAGTACTTCGGCAAAATACATGAAAGGGAGGCGCGGTCACTCCCGCCTTGAAGTCTTTTGTCAGGAATACTTTACCATCCATTTCCTGGCAGATTTCAGAAGTACGGGAATCCAGCACTGCCACGATTTCATATTGTTCCACATCCAGGGCATGAAAACAATCCCTCTGTGCCAGGGAACTGAAATAAGCCTCTTCTGTCATAACAAGTCGCCCCGCATTATACTTTGATGTTTTCATCTTTCTTGCGATCGCATCAATGGCTTTCTGTGGGTCACGCCCCAATATGACATTCCGGGTAAGTTCGTTGTGGATTTCGGAAATCAACTTTTGTTTGTTGCTCCAAATCCTTTCGGAAAAATTCTTCCCATCAACCGCCCAGGGCTTCGCTATTACCTTCTCAAGATGCTTCTGGTCAAGCCCTGCAATATCCCAGCCAATCCCGAAACCTTTTTGGAATTCATAGGCGGTGTGATAATATCCGTCCTGATAGATGCGCCGCATCGCGGCATCCACACAGTCCAACTGGTTGCCAAATGTCTGTTCCATGCTTTGCTGTATGTGTAATTTTAATGCCTCCAAGCGTGTGATATGGAAGCGCGCAGAAGCATTTTCCAGCTCCTTCATCCAACCTTGGCTGATTGCATTCTTTTTCCCATACCGGATATAGTCATTTACATCCCACTTAAATTCTTTCAAATCCGCCCCGAAAAGCCTCCTTCGTGCTTCGGTCATCGAGATCCCATTATTTGCTGCAAAGCGATGATACCATGTGTTAATCTTCCCCTCTATTTCCCTTTGTGCCTGCCGATAGATTTTTTCGATTTCCTCATAGGTGTCAGCGCCTTTTTGATTCTGTGCCGCTTCAAGCTGCCCAAACCTATCCTTCCAGTAATCAGCATTATTCACCGGAATCACCACCTTTCAGAAAGCAGGGGACAATCAGCACATCAAACTTTTTCACTCTTGCCATCTGGATCACCTTCTTTTTTCAGCGGGGACTTCCCAGAAACATCATCCTGCTTGCCCTGTTGCCAGAATGGGTTATATCCCTGTTGCCGTTCAAACTCCGCTTGTTCTTCCTCTTTCTGCTTTCTCAGCCGTTCCATTTCCTCTTTTGGATCCTCAATCCAAGGATGCTGCTCAACTATCGTTTCATCCGAAAGAATCCCCACGGACTTTGAACAGTTTTCAATCGCCTCTGCTTCGTTAATCAGGATATCACGGTTAAAAATAATATCCACTTTCTCCCCTTCAAAGTTCCCTCTTCCAGTATTGAAAAGATGGACATTGACAAACCAAAGAATTTCCTCAAAAGCGGCTTGAAGTTCTGTTTCCATATCATTCGCATCTAGGTCGATATCGCTATACATGGATTGAATATTCATCTGGTTCGGATTGCCAGAAAGTCTATCGTCCTTTGCATCATAACCCATAGCATTCTCGATCAGCGCTTTTTTAAATGCTTCCAGAATAATCTTGTAGTTTTCCGCATTCACTGTAATTTCAAGGGTTTCTACCCCGCCTCCAGATTCCCCATTGCTCCTGACCTTGACTGCCCCAAAAGTTGCAAGATTACGCCGAAACTCCCCTAAATTCTCGCCATCATAATTTTTTACAATAAGAATCGTATTGCGAAAATCCTCTTGCATATTGTTTTGGAAATACGAAAGCATTGTGTTTATCCCATCCTGCAAAGATTTGACCTTTTTCAGTAATGGTATTTCACTGTCATTATATTTCAGCGGAATCAGTGGGATCTTTTGCCAGTTTAGCTCAATGATTTCCCCATTCTCTCCCGTAGTCGTGACATAAGAATGTTCAAAATCTTCCTCCATACTTACATCTGGAATTAGCGCTTCACCGTCCAAGATGAACTTGTGAATACCTTGCAAATCATAGACTTCCACTTTCTCAATAATTATTGGTGTGCTTCCTTCATACCCTGTTACCAGATACAACCGGACTGCAAAATCAAGGATTGTGTGTTCGCTATCCTTCCAGAAAGGAAGTATCTCATAGGACGGAAACAAGCGAAAAGCCAGCTTCCCAGCATCTGTGTAGTAGGGATACAGCCAAGCTATGCCACCGTTCAGGGCGGCTTTCCCTCCATTTTTCAAGGTTTTCATAAAATGCTTGCTAAATACTTCATTCAAGACTTCGATATACCCCGTATTTTTCCCCTTCACCACAAAGGGCTTTCCCAACAAATAATTCACTTTCTGGTTCACCATCTTTGCATACTGGTTATCAATGATACGATTATTCGGCAAGTTCTCCACCGTTTGTAGCTTGCCGCCCTCCCCAATCATTGTTCGCTTTTGCTTTAGAATGTCATGTTCATTTTCATAGTACAAACCAAGCGGGCAATCTCTTTTTCCAGAAACTCCTTGTCGCCCATGCAGCTTTTCGCACCCTGCAAGATTAGGTTCGACACCCTATTTTTGAAGAAATCAATAAAGCTTAGCATTTTATCTTCACCCCCTTTTCTATTGCCTGATAAAAACAAAAGCCCGGAAACATCACTGTTTCAAGGCTGTTTGTTACTAATGTGATATTTATAAGACTACATAAAGCACCAAAGACAAAACAACTACAACAGCTATTGACTTTACCAGTTTGATATCAGTGTCAATAAATGAATCTAATAACCATTCTTCACCATCATGTCTTATTTTGTGATATAGATTACTAACTATTGCAAGCAAAGTAAACATTGGCTTTCTCCATCCTTTATTCAAAACTGAAAGCGTCCCCCATGCTGAAATCTTCCATAGCGTAGCGCATAGCATCCATCAGGTGGTTAAAATCATCAATAGGTTTATTCAGCCGCTTCCCTGTCTTTGTGTCCGTGTCCCATGTGTAATTGCTGATTTCTGTAATAAAATTCACGCAGCGGGGATGGACAATAATATGATAGTCCTGTAAGTAGTCAATCCCATTGTTTATACTGTCTTTTCCCTTTCTTGATTGCTGGATATGATAAAGGCCCAAATCATATAATCGGTCTATACTTTTTGGCTCTGCCGCTTCTGCCCTAATTCGCTCTTTCCGATATCCCATTGCAGTGATTTCCGAAGCAATCCTCTCATTGCTCATCCCTTTTTGGTACATCTCATCAAATACCCATATGGTTTTTGACACCGTATCAACCAGGCTACAGAACAAGGCAGAAGGATCATTGGTATATCCAAAATCAAGACCAAAAGCCGACTTAACTGATTTCAGCCTGCGAATCTCCTCAATGTCAAAAGCCTTTTCTTCCCAGTTCTCGAAGATAAGCCCTTCAACGATACCCCAATCACCCAAACCAGCCACACGGTAACGGCGGGGATTGTTCAGGCGCATGGTTTCAAACACCTTGCGGTCCGCCTCATCCAGCCATTCATTACAAAGGTAATTCGTAGTCATGGCAAGGGTTTCATCATCCGGGTTGTCAAAGAACCGCTTCTTCATCCAGTGGTGTTCATTCCAGGGGTTAAAGGTCAAAGTTATCTGCTTAAACAACTTTGTTTCTTTAGGAATGGCACCGCGTATGGATTCATCCAGCATATTAAAATCATTTTCGTTTCCAACCTCATATGCCTCTTCGATCAAAATAAAACACAGATAGCCATGCTCAACCGTTATGGAAGTAACTTTCAGTGGGTCATCTAATCCCCGGAAGTATATTTTCTGTCCGGTAGGCCTATAGGCCATCTCAAGGGGACTTTCTTTTATGTCCCAATGACTTTCTACTCCCAAGCGATGTATCGCCCATTTTAGCTCTGTAAAGCAGCTGTCCTTTAGCGTTCTGAAA